GCAACCAATGATACATAAAATTAGATTCCTTATCAGTAGCCATATCCTATATTATATATAGTTTATATATAAAAATAGCAATATATCCAAACCCAACTATCATACAAAAGTTTTTCAAAACTAAAAAAAAATGTGTTGCATGATCCTCTTCCAATAAAACCGGATTATAATAAACCAACGCTTTTAACATCATAGGAGGATGAGACCGACATAAAGGACACTCTATCGATTCCACTTCTCGATACCAAACATCAAGACAACGACGATGAAAAATATGACCACAATAAAGACTACATCGAATAATGGAACGAGAATGGAATTCTTCACAACAAATAACACATTCTGTTTGTTGATAACGTATTTCGGGTGGAATATGATTGAATTTAATGGGATTTCTGGTATGTTTCTTTATTAGCGTATTCATATGAAAAAATCAATTTCTGTCGTTTCTTAAAAAAACTGAAACCAGATTTTTATTTCTAAGAGTCTATCAACCCAAACAACTCCCTTATACTTAGCAATTTTGCTTTGTGCCAAAACGAACTAACGCCAACCAAAAAGATGACGACTGTCAAGCCGACGATTCTGGTGAATAAGAAGGTGGTCTCCAAGGATGGAAAGGAGTATGATATTCCGCAAGTTGTCGTGCATATGGATGCCCTCGACCCCTCAAAGGTTGAGATTGGAATTAAGCCCACGAAGAAGGGTCCCGCCAGTGCGCCTGCGAAGGCAGCGCCTCCGGCGAAGCCCTACTATTATATGCGTTATCCGCATACGGATGGGCGCACTTATGATATGCTGATTCGTATGACGAGCAAGAAGGATGTTGTTGGAATTCGTAGCATTGATTCGTATCCTCCCACGGAGGAAGATCCGCTCAAGCAGCAGCACACGATTAAGATTTCACCTGTGTGTGAAGATTATTTGGCGAAGATGGATTCAATTCACGAGAAAGTTCTCGATTTTGTGATGTCGAACCAATTGATTGTTCTTGGCAACAAGACGAACAAGAAGCGTGAGATTATTGAGGAGGTCACCAAGTCTGTTGTCAAGCGTGATACGGATGCCGAAGGCAATCCCTATCCGCCTCGGCTTCGTGCCAAGGTCAAGTTTGATGCCGAAACTGGTGTCCCCAAGCTCGATACCTTCCGTAAGGAAGGCAATTCTCTCATTCCAGTCCAAGCGTCTTCGATTGAAGAGCTTCGCAATGAGATTAACACGAGTTATGACCGTGTAATTACGGTTGAACCCAGTTTCTATGTAATGGGTTCGCAATGTGGTTGGACGCTTGCGCTCCAATCGATTCTCCTGGGTGAGAAGACGGCTCGACAGGTTGTTGATCGTCCCGCCTATACGGAGGAAGATCTCAATGAATTCGGGTCTGCGCCTACCAAGGTAGAAGTGCCGACTCCCAAGGTTGAAGCGAAGGCTGAACCTGAATTCACTCCCGAAGAGACTGAAAAGGAAAATGTCCCAGAGACTGCCGTGATTGCCTCCGACGAAGATGATGAGATTCACGAGGAAGGTGATGAGGAACTTGACCTCCCGCCACCCCCCCAGGTTTCTTCGAAGCCCCGCCGGGGAGCCCAAGAGGAAGCGCCGATTCCTGCGCCCAAGACCACGACTCGTCGTGCTGCGGCTCGCAAGTAAAGAAGGAAAAATTCAGTCTATTCAGCCGATTTGGCTTATTTTATTAATTTTTTTTGATATCGATATCAAAAAAGTTTATCTTCTTAAATTACGCAATAAAGCTTGAATCCCTAATACAAATAATCTTTCATCAAATTCAAGTAATTCCGGCGAATTCCTTGTGCTTTCTAATAATGTGCCGGGTATTCCTTCAATTACTTTACCCAAAGATTGTATTACCCATAAAGCACCTAATTTTTTATCATCGATTGTTTCTCCGGAAATTACCATTTGGATACACCCCATCATTACTTGACGTTTTCGTTCTTCTCTATCACTGCCTAACTGCCATAACTCTCCAAAAGACGCCATATCATTCACACCGACCCGACATAAAGTATCACTGGGAATTGTGCGAATACATTGATCCATTTCACGAAACCATTCGACCCATTGATGTATCTCTAAATTAATAAACCATTGGGGATTACCATAATAATCTAACTCTGTTAATTTACCACAAAAATAAATAATTAAATCATATAATGAACCATTTTGCCAATTAATCTCCTCCGTTACAACCACATTATCTAATTGACGTCTAATAAATATTATTTCATTTTCTGTTAATTCTTCATTTGTATAAGGATTCATTTTAGAACTTTTTAACCAATCAACCATTGACTGTTTATCACAACTAAATCGACGTCCTTGATGAACCCAACTTAACCAATCTTTTGGCTCAATCACCCAAATTGATTCCAAAGAACAAAAATCATTTCGATTCTGCGAATTTAATTTCTGCAACCAAATACGATTCCGCCACCAACGTTGGATTCTCAAAATATTGGAACGCATATGAATATTACAATATAAATAACCCTCTCGACAATAATTACGACAATCCTGACCCGTTCGCAATCTCTTTGAACCACACTTCATTAACTTATTATTACTATACTTTTTTTAAGCCCAGGCTAAAAACGCCATACCATCCCGTATTGTCATCCAATTATAATTTACCGCATACACATTACAAACTGCACCGGGTCCAGCCACCTCCTGTGGAACATGTATCTGTAAAACAACCGAATCTGTCGCAGAAAAATCTAATGTTCCACTCGGCTGCCACGCCTCCGGATATTGCGCCCAAGAATATAAATAAATAAACTGTGATAATGGAACGCTCGTATGATATTGATAAGGCTGTAAAACACGGAAATATAAATTATCACGGAAATCTCTAAATATCTCCTCACCATTCACCCATATACGTGCCTCTGTTAAAGGATCACCCGGTGGAGTCGCTCCATTACTAAAATCAAATGGCTCTTTTGAACGAACTGGATCTTGCGCCTCCTCTAATGCTGACTGAAATACCCATACTAATTCTTTCACTGGACGTGTAAAACTTAACGTCAAGTTCTCATCTATATTTTGAACCGGGAAAACTCCAACTTGTAATTGGGGTATCAAAGTCTCAACTTCCTTCTCCATAACAAATCTCTTACGCTCCTCATCTCCCAAAAAGTAATAATCCACATTTAACCACGTATTTTGAAACTCTAATGACTCTATCTCACTACTCTCTAATCCACCTAACCCAGGTGCTCCACCCGTATTACTCACCCAACAACTCTCAAAATCTTGAAACGAAAAATAAATACGCACCTCCTGTGCGCTTAACTGAATTAACGGTAAAACTAAACCCAAATTATGATTAAACCAAAAGTTTAACGGAACTCTCAATTTTAACGGTCCAGGTTGTGTCGCCGGCGTAAAATCTACATGATAACCCGTTAATAATCGATATGCCGGCTTCTTTTCATCCGGCAAAGAAAGTTCGTGCCATATCTGCATCCACTGCCCGTATTGCTTGTCAAAAGTTGTCCCACCAATTTGCACTTCTACCTCCCGAATTATAAAATTACCAATCCCATTCACCCATGATACCACATAATCCGGATTCTGTTGCGGATATAAATTCAAATTCGGTAATGTCATCTCCAAATACATTCTACCCACCAAATCTCCTCGATTACCCAAACGAATATATACTCGCTGACCGAAACCCGGCTGACCCACAAAGTATTGTCTCACATTCTCATAAGAAAATGGCGTATGTCTTCGATATACCGTTTTAAATAATGTCATTTCCGGATTTCCCGTTAATAAAATGTCTGATGCGCCTCGTAAGGCTAATAATAATGCTCCGCCTGGCATTCTACTTTATCAAAGATAAAACTCTCTACACAACGCACTCTTTTGCGTATCATTGTCAAAAATTAATTATTTTACCTCTTAAAGTATGATTCCATCCAAAAGACCCCCCTCCAATTCTCATAAACTACCCATCTCCATCTCTCTCCCTCGCTCTTGGAGTCCCCCCCGTGTCGAAACACAACCAAATATTCATAACGCAAATCCTATCGCTCCCAACCCATATCACGATGAATGGATCAAAGAATGGAAAAATGCTCTCTCTAAATCCGCATATCCTCTCTGGGAAGAATGGTTTCGACAAAGGGACTGGCAATGTCTCGGTCATCTAAGTGTGAATCAACCTGCGTGGTTCAAAAAATCTATTCATATCGGGGATATCGACCTCCAACATCAACTAACCGTAAAAGGCTCTACTCGATTAAACGGAGACCTACACATATTTGGGAAAATCTGGCATCACCCCTCTCAAATAAACGAAAAAGGTGAATGGGAACTCCAAACTCCCACCGAAGCATACTCCTGGAATGAAATTATTCAAAAACAAAATATTCAATTACAACCCATTGACGGAATCGGTTGCTGGACTACCTGGAATCAACAAACTCAAATCGGCATCGGTCTCATTCAAAATACAAACGAACAAAAAATATCTCTTATCTCCTGGAAAAATCACATCGACCACTCTCTCGCCGAACAACTCCCCAATCTCAAACTTGATATCCCTCAAATCGAAACTCAAACCCTCCAAACTCAACAACTACTTCTATCCGGACCTATCACCTCCTCTTTTCCCACCCAATTTACCTCACCACAACTCTCCATTCACGCCCCCCTTGTCCTTCATCACTCTCTCCAAATTAAAGATTACGTTCATATCGATGATGAAGGACACGTATTCTTTCGGGGTAAAGATTTTAATTGCACCTCCCTCATGAGAGCCGAACAAATTATCTCCTATGATACATTTACCTGTCCTCGGGTTATCATCGATGAATGGATTGAAACTCGAAATGTCCGCATTCAAGACTCTCTCACTGTCAATCAATCCATTCGTAGCGAAACTGCCGACATCAATCACCTCCATATTCACGGAAGTTTTCAAGTTAGCTCCAATCAAATCATTAAAAACTTAAATGCCGAATTATGGGAAAATCATCCATATCCCAATACCAAACAAATTGGTGAGTTTCTTCACGAACTTCTTCCACAAAATATCGCCAATAAAACTCTTATCTCCCCTTTAAATGCGAACCATCACTCTATCATCCATCTACCTGAACCAACACAACCTCACGAACCCGCAACCAAAGAATATGTCGATAGACAAAAAGTTCCTTGGAAAATGTTTGGGGACGTCCAACAATGGATTCCCTACTCACAAGCCCGTAAATGGGGAAAGTATAAAACAGAAAATCATATCTGGATCGGTCAATTTCATAAAGGAATTGATGAATCCTGGAAAGTTCTTAAATCTGGTGATATTGTCGGCGTCTATCTCGACCAAAACAATCAAGACACTAATTGGCACGACTTCGGTAATGGACTCGGTATCTTCCAAATTCTAGAACACGGAGACTCCACAAATTTTAATGAACCAGGCAAATTATACGATTTCACTTGGACGATTCATACACCATTCTATCAATGGATTACCTCCAATATAGAAGAAAGTATTTGGGTAGGAGGACCAGAAGGAACTCTCGGTGGCGCTAAACTTATTATCATCCAATCCAAAAGAACTCAAAACAAAATTCAACTACAATTTAATATACTGATGTCCTGGCACGGAATTCAAACCAATATTCACCTAAGAATCAAAAAATTAGAAGAACTCTTACACGTTTAATTTAAAGATTTGTAATATTTGAAATCATCAATAACGATGAATTCAACGGAATTAGTTTCTTTTATATCACAATTTACGAATCGGATTGATAATTTTGAGAGAGAATGGAATCAATGGAAAAGTTTAGTAAGTGTGAATCCTCGTTCAACTGATTTATGGTCTAGTCAAGTGCCAAGTGGTGAATGGATTTGTTTAGGGACACTTCGTTGTTCCCAAGATATTTTACCGTTGGAAGTAAATCAAGCCGTTCATTTAGGTTCAAAGGAAGAACCCTTTCATTCCGTTCATATAAAAGATGAAATACATTTTGAAAATGGAAATGGGAAATTAATGAATGGGGGAAAAACGGCTTGGACGATTGATGGTATTGGTTGCCAAGGATTTGGAAATATCGCAGGAACGTTAGCAGCAAACTTTCAATTTACGGGAAGGGGACATTATCAATTGACAGGTGTAGAAGTAGGAGAGAATTGGTTAAGAGTTCATTTCCCAAATGACTGGCCCCTTGATAAAAAGCACATTTCTCTATTCCTTCATTTACACGACCGTATTGAAATAGATGGTGTTATTCGACGGATTACACATTGGGATACACCTGATAAAGCCATTTTAGATGAACCTTTTCCACAAGACCTCATTGAAGAATGGAAAGGTGAAGGTGAAATTTCCAGTTTTATTAAAAATATTATCGTTTATCCAACGTGGCTTGTGGGACATCTAAATGGAGAAGACGCAAGTCAAGAAAAACCTTTTTTAACAATTACAGATGATGGAAGAATCTTTTTTCGATGTCAGCCCAATGATAAAGACCCCGAAGATTTCATTTGTGGAACAGAAGCCCGTTTTAAATCAAATGTCATCATTGAAAATGAATTAAAAGTAAAAAACATTCAAACAGAAAATCGAAATGTTGTCAATAATCTCAATGCGGAACTGTTTAATGGGTTTCGAAGTCCCAATCAGGGTGAAATTGTCAGCACAATGGACGAACAAGTATTATATAAAAAATCATTTGGAGACCATATTCATATGCGTGGAAATCGAATTACATCAGTTGGTTATCCAATTCATCGAGAAGACGTTGCTACTCGTGAATTTGTCGAAAATTGGGTAAATGGCATTCAACCGAAAATGGCTGTTCGAGCCGCAACTACCAAGAAATTAGTTGCAGATTTTATGAAAGACGAAGAAGGTTGCGCTTTTTTACTGGTTTTAGAAAATCCATTTCTCGTTGATGATGTAGAAATTCAAAGATTGGATTCTATTTTGGTAAAAGATGAAGATCAAATGGAACGTCACGGAGTTTATTATGTGGAAAGAATCGTCAATGGAAGAAGTATTTTAAAAAGAAGACACGATTGTCTCCCCGGAATGACAAAAAAAGAATTAAATGGATTTTATATATGGTGTCGGCACGGAACAGAAAATGCTCGAACTGCTTGGGTTTTAAATACAATTCCAGAAGATGTTTGGGAAGAAGGAATGCCAATTGATTTTCATTTATATTATCAAGCATCAACAAATTTAAGAGAATTTGGAAATGGATTTCATCAAACAAATGAAGGGCGAATGGAATTAGCCGTCCATAAACATTTTTTCGATTTTCAAAATGGATTATTAACCATTAAACCAAATGTATTTGACCCATTACAATATTTAACGATTTGTCATTTAGACTTTGATATTGGGAGCGGATTAAAAGGAAATACTGGCAGGGTTCATTTAGGTGAAGTTTTACGATTACAACTAAACTGGAATCCCGAACATTTCTATATTAACGGACAAAATCAATTATGTTTAGCACGTTCTCATAAATCATATCGTGTTGATTCTGGTAATTATGTTGAATGGATTGATGGCGTTCGGTGTCAAGAAGAATTAGAAATTGAAAAAGAAATTTTATTTGTCAAACAAATATCCGCTCCCACGAAATTAAAAGCAGATTTTAAAGTAGTAAAAGGTAATCAATCCGGAGAAGTTCAAAAAAGATTATGGGTTCAATATTGGATTGCCGGTATTGATGAAAATAATCGTATGACAACTGCTGTTTCATCTTCAATCGGTTATCATCAAATTGAAAATCAAGTAGGAGATAAATGGTTTGTGAAATTAATGTGGGAAGGTTCAACATCAAAATATCGACTTTGGCGTATTCGCTCAGACATTGCCATTCAAGATAGTAATTTATTCCCCGAACAAAATGAAAATGTCGAAGTCTCTATGATTGATATTGAAGGAACTTATTGTCTCGATATTTTATATCCAACTTCCTTTCAAAAA